GGCTAACGCCAGCGCGAGCTCGCAACGCAAGCGCAGGTAGAATAGTATGTGATTGGAGTCTGCCCGTGCTGAACAACGCAACTATCAAATACGATGATTTGAAGTTTGCTATTGAGCGCGCGAAGCAGATTGACCCTAAGCTCAAGGCAAGGATGCAGCGGGATCTCCGTACCCAGTTGCGCCCTATGGCTGACAAGATCGCCGGTAAGGTTCCGAACACGGGTCCACTATCAGGTATGACTCCGCGTTGGGGCACTGCTCAGGCGAAGGTGACCACGGCTCCTGGCTCTAGGGCGGGGCGGGCTATCGTCATGATTGCTGTTTCGGGTCCAGGTTTCGCAAGGATGTTGTCTATCACAGAGCGTGCCGGTTCCCGCACGGGTGGTTACACGGCTTCTGGTAAGGCTATGATCAACGGTCCGAGCGGTAAGGGACTCCAGGATCGCTACCCGCTTGTCGGTAAGGGTGGTCGTTTCATTTGGAAAGCCTTTCTTGGCTACCTGCCGGTGCTTAGTCAAGTTTCTATCAAGATTATCAACGACTTTGTTGATGAAGTGAACTCTCAATCGTGGGGTAGATAATGGCTGGCGCTAAACCGATTCGGATACCGATTACCTTCACTTCTGATCCGAAGGCAATCAAAAAGACTAACCAGCAGTTAGCTGACTTCGGTAAGAAGGCTGGGCAGATTGCTGCCGGTGTTGGTGTTGCCGTTGCTGGTTTGGCTGCTATTTCGGTCAAAGCGTTTGCCGAGTTCGATGCTGCGATGGTCAAGTCCACCGCAATTATGGGTGGTATCTCTGACACGATGAAGGGGGAGATGTCGGACGCTGCCCGCGAGGTGGCTAAGGCAACTACATTCTCCGCTTCTCAGGCTGCCGAATCATTCTTCTTCCTGGCTTCCGCCGGTTTGGATGCGGAGCAGTCTATTGCTGCGATGCCCAAGGTGGCTAACTTCGCTCAAGCCGGTATGTTCGATATGGCACTTGCCACGGACTTGCTTACGGATGCCCAGTCTGCTCTTGGTCTTTCTGTTGATGACACGCAACAGAACATGGAGAACATGGCGCGTGTGTCGGATGTGCTTGTCCGGGCTAACGTGTTGGCTAACGCTTCTGTTCAGCAGTTCTCTGAGGCGCTAACCAATAAGGCTGGTGCTGCGCTCAAGGCTTTGGGTAAGGATGTTGAAGAAGGTGTCGCGGTTCTGGCTGCGTTTGCCGATCAGGGTATCAAGGGCGATTACGCCGGTACTCAGCTGGGTATTGTTCTTAGGGATTTGAGCACGAAGGCTATCAAGAATGGTGGCGCTTTCCGGGCTATGGGTATCGAGGTGTTCGATTCCACCGGTGAGATGAATAATCTTGCCGACATTATCGGTGACCTTGAGGGCGCTCTTGACGGCATGTCGGACAAAACCCAGAAGGCTACGCTGCTACAGATGGGCTTCTCGGACAAGTCCCTGGCTTCGCTTCAGGCGTTGCTTGGTACTTCTGAGGCTATCCGTGAGTATGAGGGTGAGTTGCGTAACGCTGCGGGCACTACGGATGAGGTTGCCCAGAATCAGCTAACTAGCTTCAGCGCTCAGCTTGATTTGATGAAGTCCAAGTTTGTGGACATCGGTATTGAGATTGGCTCTAAGCTCGCTCCTGCTTTGCAGAGTTTCGTGGGTAGCATGGATCCGATTATTGCCCAACTGACCCCCGCCTTGGTTGGTTTGTTTGAGGCTCTCCTGCCAGTATTCGAGCAGGTTCTTGCCGAGATGCCTACGCTCATTGAGGCTTTGATCCCAATTATTCCAGCTTTCGGTGATATTACTGAAGTGATCCTTGAGCTTGCTAACCTGACCTTGCCGATCCTTACGGGCGCTTTGGATGCTGTCGTACCTTTCGTTACCGGATTGACTGGTTTCTTTGCCGAGAACGGTGATGTGGCTATGGCGGTAATTGTTATTATCGGTGCTTTCGTTGCAGCGTTGCAGGTCCTAAACATTGTTGCCGGTATAGCCACGGCGGTTCAGCTTGGTTTGGCTGCTGCGATGGGTGTCGCGTTTGGTTGGATTGGTTTGGTTATAGCCATTGTTGCTGCTCTTGTGGTGGGGCTAATTTACTTCTTCGGCTGGACTGAAACCGGTCAGAAAATGTGGGGCAATTTTGTTCATTACCTAAAGCAGACTTGGGTTGATTGGTCTAACGCTCACAATGTCATTCTGAACGGAATGATCGCTGGTTTTGAGTTTATGCTGAATAAGGCGATTGAGGGATTGAATTGGTTGGCTAAGCAGGCGAATAAGATCTTGCCGGAGGACGCCCAGATTGACTTGGTTGCGAAAGTCAAGTTTGATCGTATCAACATGCTGAAGGATGTCCAGAAGCCCCTCAACATGGAGTTCGATTTTACGCCTAAGAACTTCACGGGCGGTCCGGGTTCGTTCGCGCTCGGTGCTGTTGATAGGCGTTACGGTACTGCTGGCGGTCAAGGTTTGGATTACGGCACAGGTCTAGCTAGCCAACAATCTTTGTTCCCCGGGCTCGGCGCACCAAGCCTTATGAACTTGGGTAATTTTGGTTTCCAGAACGCTGCCCCCATGACTTACAGTGGCGGTATCCCTACGCCCCAAACGAACAACATCACAGTCAATCAGGGTATTCTTGCCGGGGTTGGTACTAGCGAGGCTGAGGCTGGGAAGATCATTACCCGATACTTGAACGCTTATGCCCGCACCGGCGGTAGATAGAAAGGTAGAATAGAGGAATGGTTACAAGACTTTCAGGCGGTTTGACCCCAGCAGACGGGGCGGACCCACGCACTTTCCCTGCTATCTGGAACTCCACGGCTACTGAGATTGAAACGGCGCAGTCTGACATTACTACGCTTCAATCCGATGTGACAACCGCTGAGTCGGACATCGCCACACTTCAATCTGACGTGACCTCCGCGCAATCTGACATTACGGACAGGGTTGTGAAGGACGATTCTACTGGGGCACCATTCCTTGTTTGGGGTGAAGAGAACGCTTCCGGTGGAATTGTTGGGGAGAACCTTTCACTTGGTAACGGTGATACAACCGCAGAATTAGTCATGCCGGTGGCTGGCAAAATAACGGCGCTGGGAATGTTTCTCGAAGTGTCTGGTACAACTACGACACTTCAGGTTGTTAAGAACGGGACTTTGGCTGGTAGCGGTTATGAGATTTCAGGGGATCAGAATCGGCAGGCTGTTACTCTTGCCAGCCCTTTGAGTTTCTCTGCCGGTGATAGCATCAACCTTCAGTTCACCGTGGGTGGCGCTTCGGCTTGTGTGGGTTCCATATTCGGCTATTGGATCTAACCAATGGCTTCCACTTGGAGCGCTCTCTCTGACACTTGGGCTGGGCTTGATGATTCCTGGCTCGGTGTGGTCACCCTGGACACGGTGGTTGAGTTGGGGCTACTGGGTGGTTTCATTCTTGACGATCCTGTAGGTGGTGTTCTTGACAACACAGAGTTCCTTTTGGGTGGTATATTGTTCGAGGATATTAGTGACAAGATGATCACTATTCGCACGACCAGGGGTAAGAACCGCGACCTGGATGTGTTCGATACCGGGCGCACCACGATCCGGCTGAACAATGATGACCGTAGCTTTGACCCCAACTATCTTTCTTCCCCGTTCGCCGGGAACATTGTCCCGCGTAGACCCATCAGGATCACCACCGGCGGGCTACGTGTTTTTACTGGGACTATTGACGATTGGAACTTTGACTACAACCCCGGAGGTGGCTCCCTGGCGGAGATTATCGCCTCCGATGACTTCACTCTTATCTCAAGGCAGGAGCTAACGCCCGGTACAGCCACCTCAGAAGCCACAGGAGCCCGCGTAAGCGCCGTTCTTGACATGGAAACAGTTGGATGGCCTGCCGATAGGCGCAACATAGATCCGGGGCACTCAGAGCTTGGTGCTGATGTGTTCGAGGGTAACGTGTTGGATTACCTGCAACTGGTTGAGCGTTCGGAACAAGGGCAACTATTCATTGCTAAGAACGGTGACCTGATATTCCGTGACCGCCTTGATGCTACACCTAAGAGTGGCTCCGTAACTACTTTCGCTGACGATGGTACGGGGATCCCCTATACGCATGTGAACGTGAACTACGGTACGGAGTTGCTATACAACCAGGCAACCGTCACTTCCGCTGTCGGATCCTCTACCGCTATCAACGAGTTCTCCCAGATCCAATACGGGATTACCGCCACAGAATTAGAAACACTGGTGGATAGTCAATCCCAGTTGGATAACCTTGCCGACTATCTTGTTCAGAAGTACGCCACACCGGAGTATCGTTTCGCCGGTGTGTCTATGAACCTTGACACAATGAGCGCCCCGAACCTGGCTTCGGTGTTGGCTTTGGAGCTTGGCGACGTTGTTCTTATCAAGTTCACCCCGAACGGTATCGGTGACCCGATAAGCCAGTATGGTCAGATTATTTCTTTGGATAATGACATCGAGGGCAACAGGCATGATATAACTATTGGTGTTACCTCTCTAGACTGGACCTTCTTGGTCTTGGATGATGCTTTGTTTGGTACTATGGGTAATAACAGTTTGGCTTTCTAGGAGAATAATTTATGGCTGGCGCTGGGTTCAAAACATTCGCTGCGGGCGAGGTACTAACCGCAACTGATGTGAACACGTACCTGATGCAGCAGGCTGTAATGGTTTTTGCTAGTGAGTCGGCGCGTACAACTGCTATTGCTTCGCCTACTGAGGGTATGTTCAGCTACCTGGCTGACACGGATGCTTTCCAGTATTACACCGGTTCGGCTTGGGTCGCTACGGGTGGCGCTGGCGGTGGCGGGTTTGAAACTAACTTCTTACTGATGGGTGCTTAGGTTATGGCTACTTCTTACAAATCTTTGGGTCAGCTTGACTTGACCACAACTTCTCTCACGGATCTTTACACTTGTCCGTCTAGTACGGAAACAGTTGTGAGCACGATTGTGGTCGCTAACCGTGACGCTTCGGCTACCACTTTCCGTATCGCTATCCGGGTGGATGGTGACGCGATCTCTAATCAACATTACATTGCTTATGATGTCCCGATTGCACCGAATGACAGCACTACGCTTACCCTGGGTATTACTTTGGTTACAGCCGATGTCATCACAGTTTCCGCTGGTAACGCAAACCGGTTGTCTGTCAATGCTTTCGGTGCTGAAGTAACCGTCTAAGGGGGTAACGACTAATGGCTGTTACTCGAATGTCGGCTTCGACTGTCATAGAGTCGGGTCGCGGGACGATGACCGGCGGTGCTGGTGTTATTGCCACGGGTGGAACGGTTACGGAGTACCGCGGGAAGAGGTATCACACGTTCACTGGTTCTGGTACGTTCGAAGTGGTTTACGCACCGGCTGGGGTAACGATGGAATATGTTGTCATCGGCGGTGGGGCTGGCGGGGCTTCGGGCGGTAAGGCTGGCGGTGGTGGGGCTGGCGGGGCGCGTATGCGAACCGTGTCTTTGACGGCTGGGTCATACGCTGTGGTCGTTGGGGCTGGTGGTGCGGGTTCGACAGACGGCGATGACACGACATTCAATAGCGACACAGGATTCGGTGGTGGTCGCGGAAACATCAACGGTTCGGGTCGCACAGGTTTCGCCGGCGGGTGTGGCGGTGGCGGTGGCGGAAACGGCAACGCTGGGGGCGCAACCGAACAGGGTGACACGATTGTCACTGACCAGCGTGACCGTGGACACAATGGCGGGTCCGGCGGTGGAAACTCCGGATCCGGCGGTGGCGGTGGCGGAATCGAATCGAACGGCGGAACGGGCGCACAGTACAGCGGTAACGCTGGCGCAGGCGGATCCGGTTGGGCAACCGACCTTTACCTGGAATGGGGAACCGCGACAAGCACAGGTGATTCTGGCTACTACTGCGGTGGCGGTGGCGGGGCTGGCGGGAACTCTGATGGCTCTGGCGGACTTGGCGGTGGGGGGACAGGCGATGGACAATCCGCTGTCGCAAACACGGGGTCCGGTGGTGGCGCTAGGGATGGCGCTGGTGCTGGCGGGCTAGTTCTGATTAGGTACGCAATCTGATGGCACACTGGGCGAAGATAGATGAAAACAACGTGGTCGTTAGCGTTGTCGTTACGGACAATGACGCGCCGAACGAAGGACACGACTGGCTAGTTGCGAACCTGGGTGGCACTTGGTTGAAAACTTCGTATAACACTCGC